GGGGCTTATCAGCCCTAGAAGCGGCTCGTCGGCATGGCAAGAATGTTATCTCAGGTCATACCCACAGAGCAGGCAGATCAGCCTTCTCAGAGGCTTCTGGGGGTCGTATAGGGCGTGTTCTGCATGGTGTCGAGGTCGGCAATCTCATGGACTTCAAGCAAGCTGCTTACACAAAGGGCGTGGCTAACTGGCAACAAGCATTCGCCATCATCTATGTAAACAAGACTAAAGTGCAGGTCGATCTTATCCACATAGAAAAAGACGGCACATTCATTGTGTCTGGAAAGTCCTACGGCAGACCTAGATAATCGTTATCGTTTCGTTACACAAATGTCCGTGACTTTGTCGGATGTGCATGAGACTCTAATTCAGTAAGCCAGTCAAGGGCACTGGATGCAGATAGGTATAAAGATGAACTCAATCACAATCATTGGAATTATTGGTTTATTTATAGCGACTAATTTTATTTGGTATTGGCAAGGCTACAAAGATGGTAGGCGTGAAGGCTGGCACAAAGGTCGCAGCTTAGCCCGTTCGTTGGCAGATCATGCGAGCTAATGAAATCCTACTCACAGCCACCGACACGATCCGTGACCGTGGGCTATCATACGGTCATCCTGCGGATAACCTGCAACACACAGCAATGCTGCTCTCAGCATACCTACAAACACCGATACACGACTATCAGGTGGCAGGGATCATGGTGCTCGTTAAACTTGCGCGGACTAATCAATCAGCACAACACATCGACAACTGGGTCGATCTATGCAGCTACGGCGCACTTGCCGGGCAATTAGCAACAGAGGAAAACGAACTTTATGTTTAATTTAGCCGATTACGAGCCAGTAGAGGTGAGACTTGAAAAATTTATTAAGGACTATCCAGCGTTTCGCATATCAACTGAGTTGGAAGTTGTCGAGGCTACTCGATACATTGTTAAGGCGTATCTATTTAAGAATGCTGAAGATAGCGTTGCGTGGGCAACAGGGTACGCTGAGGAAACAGTTACTAGCCGAGGGGTTAATCAGACTTCAGCACTGGAGAATTGCGAGACTTCAGCGATCGGCAGGGCACTTGCAAATGCAGGTTATGCGCCTAAAGGAAAGAGACCAAGCCGAGAGGAAATGAGCAAGGTTGTAGCTGCTAAGCCAGTTAAGCCACCTGTTCAAGAAGTTAAGGCAGATGATCAGGATTACTGGACTACACCTGTCGGAGAATATAAAGGTGTCGTTGATGCGCCTGTCACGCTTGACAAAGCAATGCAGACTGTGACTGCCATCATGGGCACACCTGAGGCAATAGGAGCTCCATCATGCGAGCATGGACACATGCAATGGCGTGAAGGTGAGAAGAATGGCAAGGCTTGGGGTGGCTACTTCTGCAACACGGCGATTTCATCAGCTCATCGTTGCCCTACTAAATGGTACAACCTTGGATCGGATGGAAAGTTCGCACCACAGAAGGCGAGAGTGTAATGGGAAACATTGGTATCAAGATCAATGGTGAGTGGGTTGATCTTATGTCAGCCTTCGTGCCATGTCAGTTATGCAATGAGCCAGTACAGATCAGAGACCTAGAAGATATATCATCTGATTCAGTCAATGGTGTTGTCACTTGGCAATGCTCTAAGTGCAAAGCAGTCAATGGCTAGTCAAGCAAGGAAGCACAGAGGTTTCCGCACAGAGCGTGTTGTTGCACAGTACCTATCGACTGTCTGGCAAGGCGCGTGTGTGGGAAGGGGTAGTGGCAAGGATATTGTCAATGTGCCGTTCGATGTTGAAGTCAAAGCCCGCGCTGGATTTCAACCTCTTGCATACATAAAGCAATTGAAAGCTCGGACAGCCATTTCGGGGGAATTAGGCTTCGGAGTTATTAGACTCAACGGACAGGGTGAGGATGCGCGTGAGTATGCCGCGATAATCCGACTTGAGGATCTCTTGCCACTACTCATATTAAGATATGGTCACCTAGACAAAGAACCTACTGAAGCAGACATAGACCGATGCTCTGGGTGTGGGTCATACATGATAAGGAAGTGCCTAACTTGCCAGCCTATGATTACAAATGCACACGATGCAATCTTAGTCAAGAGATCTATCACGGATGGCACGATAGACCAGTAATTCCCTGCACATATTGCAATGAGCCTATGACTAAGGTTATTGCAGCTAATCCAATTCATTTCAAGGGCAAAGGTTGGGGCAAAGATTGAAGATATTAAATTTATATGCCGGTATCGGTGGCAATCGCAAGTTATGGGGTGATGAACATGAGATCACAGCAGTAGAGTTGGATGAGCGCATAGCAACAGTCTATTTGACACTATTTCCAAATGACACAGTAATAGTAGGAGATGCTCACCAGTACCTTTTGGAGCATTTTCATGAGTTCGACTTCATCTGGTCGAGTCCACCATGTCCTACACATTCACGGCTAAGAAAGCATGTCTCAATGAATACAGGATCTAAACCTGTCTATCCAGATATGAAGCTCTATGAGGAAATCCTGCTCTTACAGCATTACTTTAAGGGTCATTGGGTAGTAGAAAATGTGCGGCCTTATTACCCTTACTTGGTAGAACCTTCAATTATCTTAGGCCGGCATCCTTATTGGATGAACTTCGAGGTCGAGCCGAAAGAGTTTGGTTCAGATGGCATTACCTCTAATGGAGCTGCAGAGAAGATTGCAAGCAACTTCGGTTATGACCTATCAGAACACTCATTGCCAGATAAGCGCAAAGCTTTAAGAAATGCAGTTAATCCAGAGATGGGTTTATACATCTTTAACTCATTACAGGGTAAATAGTTATCCACAGAAGTTATTCACAGGGGGTACAAGAGTGAAGACACGCCCAAGATTTACGCTGTTGCTTGACAGTATCAGTACCATGACTAGGCAGAGCCCTTCAGGGGCTCACCCCGAGCCGCTTGGGCGGATTGCTCGGGGGGTGCTGGCATGTATTGGGATAGCTCTATGCTTTATGCCTGAAGCAGGTGGCTCTAAACCAAAGCAATATGTTACTTATAAAGAATATGCATTACATTCATTAGGCTATAACTATAAAGAGTTTAAGTGTTTAGAGATACTCTATACAAAGGAAAGCAACTGGAGACCCTTAGCTCGTAATGGATCACACCACGGTATTCCTCAAGGGCGCAGTGAGTATCTGTCTAGGGTAGATGGTTATAAGCAGATACAATGGGGATTGAAGTACATAGGGCATAGGTATGGAGAACCATGCATAGCCCTTGCACATTGGAAGGCTCAGGGATGGCATTAGAAGAAACATCTACTGTGATGTGTAATAGATGTGAGACACGCATCAATGAAGCAGAAGCTATGGAAGTACATGCATGGTGGTTATGTGGTAACTGTTATGATGAGATCTAATGGCTATTGATAAGTTAAACAGCAGGCGATACCGAGAGCAACGCGAACGCGTGTTCATGCGCGATGGTAGAGCTTGTCAATTGTGTGGCACAGATGAAGGTGAGATGCACATCGATCACATCATCCCACGCAAGTCCGGTGGTGATCATTCCCTAGATAATTTAAGAGTGTTGTGTAAGTCATGCAACCTGCGCAAAGGTGCGCTCAATGATGGGGTTTTTTTAGCACAGACGGCTACCCCCCCTGTCTTTCTCGACTATATCTCCCCGATGCAGTCCGAGACGATGCTGGACAGTCCTTTTAAGACCCGACCCAGTCCAGACCAATGACAACTAAGCCCAAGAAGTCCAAAGCCCTACGAGGGGCAACCAAACCACGGCTTCACAGCCCTCTATTAAAGGGCGAAAACAAGCTGCAAGATGTAAAAGACCTCTGCGCAATAGTTAAGATGGACTTAATGCCATGGCAGGAATTCGTCTTAAAGGACATGCTGACTGTGGACAAAAAAGGCATGTGGATTCGTAAGACAAACCTAATCTTGGTGGCAAGGCAGAATGGCAAGACGCATTTAGCGCGTATGCTGATTCTTGCTCACCTCATCAAGTGGAATACCAATGTGCTTATCATGAGCTCTAATCGCTCGATGGCACTAGACACCTTCCGACAAGTCACTCACCTATTGGAGACCAATGACCACCTTAAAGGATTCGTTAAACAGATCAGACACGCTAACGGAACTGAGAGCATTGAAATGCTATCTGGAGCAAGGCTTGATGTCGTTGCAGCAACTAGAGACGGCAGTCGAGGCAGAAGCGTTAATGGATTGCTCTACATCGATGAAGTCCGAGAGATCACAGAAGATGGATTTAGAGCTGCAACTCCAACTACTAGAGCGCACCCAAATTCTCAGACACTACTCACAAGTAATGCTGGAGATGCGTTCTCAACTGTACTCAATGACTTACGAGAGCGCGCCATAGATTATCCGCCTAAGTCCTTTGGGTTTTACGAGTATTCTGCGCCACAATATTGTAAGATAACTGATCGTGCTGCATGGGCTTTGGCTAACCCCTCTTTGGGATACACCATCACAGAAGAAGCGATTGAAGAAGCGATTGCTACTTCGCCGATTGAAAACACGCGTACTGAAACTCTTTGTCAATGGATCGATTCGTTAAGCAGTCCGTGGCAACACGGCATCTTGGAAGAAACATCCGATAGCACCCTAGAAATGTCCATTGGGGCTTATACTGTATTCGGTTTTGATGTCAGTCCGTCACGCAGGAACGGATCATTGGTCGCAGGACAACTTCTCCCAGATGGGCGGATTGGCATCGGAATCTTGGAGACTTACAGCTCTCAGGTTGCCATCGATGAGCTAAAGATGGCGGCAAGTATAAAGGCTTGGTGTGACATCTATAAGCCACGCCTAGTCTGCTTTGACAAGTACGCCACTCAGACGATTGCAGATCGCTTGGCTAATGCTGGAGTTATGATCGAGGATGTTTCAGGGCAGCAATTCTACAAAGCCTGTGGAGACCTTGCGGAAGGACTTAATAACCATAGAGTTGTCCACAATGGGCAAGCCGAGTTTATTCAGCAGATGAATA